TGTTTCCTGTGGCTTGTAATTGCAAGCCACCTAGATAAATGGTGTTGCCTGACACATACAAGCTCTGCCATTGATTGGTTGCATTGCCCAAGGTCTGTAACACATTGGATGTTGGGATCAAATTACCAGTTACGTTAACTTGAGCAAGCGTTGGATCAGCAGCCACCACACCAGAGTCGTTGGAGTTTGTGATTGAGCTGACAGTGGTTGTGGTTGTGATTCCACGCACATCAATTGAGTCACCAGGCTCTGGTGCTTCAGTGAATGTGAGTACACAGGTCGGGTCCACACCTGACACAGAATACGCAGTGGTCGGAATCTGCAGCACACCATTGATACTGACAATAACACTGTTGGTTGTTTGTGTGCTGTTTAATGTGAACGCTACAGTTGATCCATCACCGGTAAACTGTTGGTCGTCAACAACTGTGAATACAGTTGAGCCAACACTTTGCCATTCAGTGTTGTTGTAAATTTCCAAACTGTTGGTAGTGTTGTTAAAACGCAACATACCAGTGACACCAGTTGATGGACGTTGATTTGTGTTACCAACCGGAGCAAGAATAGAAGTACTCGAGTTAAATGCCGCTATGGCATTTACAGTTTGTGTGCTTGAACCAAAACTGGCTGAGTTACTAGTGGCACTCACATAAAACACATTGGCCGCAGTGCCGTTAACAGCAAAATCCACTGTGTTTAGTGCAGAATTAAAGTTGACTCTACCATTACTTACGCTTGTTATGTCGTTGCCAGTGGAACCGCCTATAATAATATTACTTCCAAAAACATTGCCTGCACGGACAGCATTATTGAGTAAGATATTGCCAGCATGCACATTGCCTGTAACACTGACATTGGCTGGCAAACTAAATGTCACTGTATCTGTAGTGGTAATCTGAACGTTGACTTGATCAGCAGTTCCAACCAAACTTAGTGTTCCATCCAATGCCAATGCAGTGGTGTTGGCACCATCACTGATTGTGATACCGCCTGAAATAAAGCTATCCACATAGGCTTTGGTGGCTGCGTCTTGAGCTGCCTGAGGGTCAATCACATTGTTGATGTAATTTACACCAGCATCAATGTTACCAGTGTTGGGAATTACGATATTACCAGTGTAAAAACCAGTGCCTGCAAGAACATTGCCTGAGGCAGTCAGTGTGGTAGCACTGATCACATTGGCGCCTGTGATATTACCTGCAGTGCCGATGTTGCCAGCTATGACGTTGCCGTTAACGCTTAACAAGCCTGTGGTGTTGATTCCAGTATCATAGAATGTGGCAACAACATTAGAACTATTGCCAACAGCTACTACCAAATTGGCATTTGCACTGGCAATGTTGGCAAAACTGCCACCATTGAATATTTTGCTTACATTCACATTACCTGGATTGATGTTGCTGATGTAGAAGCCATCACCAACAAAGAAACTGCCAGTGGTTATGTTGCCGCCTGCAGAAACATCTGCTACTACATAAACATTGCCGCCATTCACGTTGGTTGTGACATTCAAATTGCCATCAACATTGCCTGTCAAGCTCAGGTTAGCACCTGTCAAGAAGCTGTTAGAGGTTATGTTACCACCTGAACTGATAAAAGATACTGCTAATAAATTACCGCCAGTGACATTACCGCCCACTGACAAACTGGTACCTGTGGCGTTGCCAATATTGGGAGATGTAAAAACAGCATTAGCTGAAACTTGCAGATTGCCTGTTCCGCTAAAATCAATAGTAGTGGTATCAACCCGGGCGCTGATAACTGTGCCAACAATTGCAATACCGTTACCAGCTTGTAAAGAGCCTGCGCCTCCAAACTGCGTCCATGTTATTGGACTTGTTCCTACCGCAGTCACATTGGCAGTTTGAACCCATTGAGTGTTTCCATACACATTACCGTACTGGTTGAATACAAAGTCACCGGGTTGTATCTGAGCAGGACTATTAAAGTCGCTGGCACGAGTCAACACAGTGGAGTTGGAGAATACATACACACCATTTTCTACTGTGTTGGCCTGTGCAGTCACCAAGATTCGTGTGTTGGCCACTGCTATGTTCACACCGTCAATGTTGGCATAAACACCGGTTGTTACCAGATTGGCACCCACACCTGCGTTACCATTGTTGTAGGTAACAGTACCACCAGATATGTTGGCCAATGTTGCAGGAGTAACTGCAAAGGTACTTGCTATAACTGTCAAGCCTTGTGCAACCGAATCCACATAGTACTTGGTTGCTGCATCTTGGTTTGCAATTGGGTCAGCCAAGTTCTTGATATACAATCCTGAAACACCAATGTTGCCCGAAGCACTGATATTGACATCACCACCTTGTGCAGTCAATGCCAATGCACCACTGGCCACAACATTAGGAGTATTAACGCCAACACCGCCCCAGACATTGCCTGCAGTGCTGATATCTCCTGAACTTGCAGCGTAGATATTTCCACCAGTGATATTGGCTACTGCTGATATATCAGTTTGAGCATATATATTACCACCTGAGCTGATCAAGGTTGTTGCTAATAAGTTGCCACCTGTCACAGTGCTTGTGACATTCAAGTTGCCATCCACATTGCCTGACAGGCTTAGATTTGCACCTGTCAAGAAGCTGCTTGCCGATACATTGCCACCTGAGCTGACCAGGGTCACGGCTACTAGATTGCCGCCATTAACTGATGTAGTCACATTTAAGTTGCCATCCACATTGCCTGTCAGGCTCAGATTTGCACCAGTCAAGAAACTGTTAGAGATTATATTACCATTGACACTGAGTGTTCCTGTGAGATTGACTCCAGTATCATAGAACGTGGCCACTGAGTTTGAACTGTTGCCGATGGCCACTACCAAATTGGCATTTGCACTGGCAATGTTGGCAAAACTGCCACCGTTGACTATTTTAGTTATAGCTACGTTGCCTGGATTGATGTTGCTGATGTAGAAGCCATCACCAATAAAGAAACTGCCAGTGGTTATGTTGCCGCCAGCACTGACAATTCCTACAGCTACTAAATTGCCACCTGTTACATTGGCAGTGACGTTCAAATTGCCATCCACATTACCTGATAAACTTAGATTTGCACCTGTTAGGAAACTGCTGGCTGATACGTTGCCACCAGAGCTGACCAGGGTAATGCCAACAATATTTCCACCTGTCACAGTACTTGTTACATTTAGGTTGCCATCCACATTACCCGACAAACTTAGATTTGCACCAGTCAAGAAACTTGACGCACTAACGTTACCGCCCGAACTGACCAAAGTCACTGCTGACAAATTACCAGCATTCAAGTTGCCAGTGACGTTGGCCGTGGATACAATATTTCCCACTAAGCTTGTGGTGCCGTTTACTGCCAAATTACTGTTGGCTGTGATATTTGCAGCTTTAAAATCTGCGTAACTGGCAATGGTGAATACAGTGTTACTATAGGTGTTGCCCTGATCTGTCAGGGTAAATGCTGCCACAAACTGGCTGTCGCTTTCTTTCCAGGCCAGTGCAATATTCTCAGATGCGCCACGCAGGCCAATATAACCAATGTCAACTGTGGCATTTCCTGAAGTTTGTCCCGAAGCCAGCACCAGCAACGGATCTTCAATCAAGGTGTTGACAGTGTCAACTGTGGTTGTGGTACCCGAAACTGTCAAGTTACCAGTGATGGTAAGACTTGAATCATAGTTAAGATTGTTAGCAAGTTTTGCACTTGTAATAGTGTAATTTTGCAACTTTGACGCGGCATTTACACCGAGATAGATATTACCAGCACTGGCGTCGGTAATTTGATTGTTATTAATTCGGGTTAGATTTGTGGCCACGGCTTGATTACTCCATTATCATGAAGTATTTACCAAAATATCAAATTTTGATAGTTAGTGGTGATTATTTGTGTCTATAAAAAGCGAACGTCTATTGCGTCGCCAACAGAAGGCGCTTCTGAAAACACCAGATTTGCACTAGGATCCGGTGACATTGAGTAGGCAATTCCGGGTATCTGCACCACACCATTGAGCATGATCAGTGCAGCAGCTGAACTTGTGCTTTGTGTTAATGTAAAAGTATTTTGCACACCGTTGCCGTACAGTGTTTGATTTGTAATGGTTGGTGCACCCACTGTGGCCCAGGCATTTCCATTATAAATTTCAACTGCTGGAGTATCAGTGTTATATCTTATGGTTCCTAACGTTGCCGGGTTTGGTTGTTGTGCAGTATTTCCTACCGGAATAACCAAACCTGTTGTGGTATCTATTGTTATTAATCCTGTTCCAGTGGGTTGCAAAGTAATAGTAGCATTGGCAACACTGGAACTGATTGTGGTATTGCTAAAGGTAATATTCCCAGTGTTGCCGCCCACACCAAATTGGCCCACGTATCTATAGCCCACAATGTACACTGCTTTGCCAGCGACGCCACCACTTATAGATGCTGGTATTGTGGCTCCGTTAAAGTTTAAAATACCAGCTTGATAGTCAAAAAACCAAGTGTCGTCTGAGCCGGATCCAGCTTGGAACAATCTGGTGCCGGTGGTTTGTGGAGTGGTAGATCCTACGTTATCCACATAAACTGATACCAGATAGTTGGTGCCAAACTGTGTGGGTATCCAGTTGGTTAAATTGGTTTTCCAAGTTTGATTGTCAGGTGCAGTTAAATCTTCTGTGCATTCTACTGTGGGGCTATATCCACCACCACCACCGTCTTTGTAAACTTCAACCAAAGAAGTAGTGTTGCTGGGTGGTGAACTAGGAATGTCACCACTGTAGGTCCAGACCAGGTCGCCGCGATACAGCAACGGACTGGCTATGCTTTCGTTAAACGCTTCTTTACTGCCCGAACCCGGAGGAGGTATAGAAGTTTTGGCCACACCGTAACCAACTTTTTTCCAGAGATAGTCTAGTTTTTGACTTTCGTTAAATGAAGCAGCCATTATACAGCATCTCCTATTGAAAGTGCAGTAATGGTTTGTCCACTACTCAATGCTATACGAACTAGGATATTATTACCTGTGCTGTTGCTTGAATTTTGTTCTCCCAGTGTCATGGTATAGCTCACATTGGCAATGGCCGAGTTAAGTGGTACAACATCAGCACCAGTCAAGGCAACACCGTTGCTGCCATTGCCTCCAGAGCCTGTGTTTGCCCCAGGAACGCCCGACCCGTTGTACTGTAGTGAGCAACTCAACCAACCGTTGAGACTACTTGTTGGGCCTGGAAAACCCGGTGTAGGTGTGCTAAATCCACCGGTGTCAATTGTGGTACCCGGGGCTGCAATGAAAAGGCCTGCGATACCTGTAGTGGTTGTGAGCCTAATATCAAAGTTGGCCATGGTGGCTCTGCGGAAGGCAAAAGTGAAATATTGTAGCCCACTGCGACCTGTGGCTAGGTCTGGCCCTACAGGCAAATATCCGGTGGATAAGTCTGTAACATAATGTCTAACTACACCATATCGGTCAACTGCATCTTGGGTGCCGGCAATAGTTTGAACCCCGGTCCAGACATTTCCGGTATAATAATTGGTGCTGCCATCGAATGCAGGTGTGTTGCTGGCAGCACCAAAGCCAGTTATTCGTAAAGCGTTGTCAGTATAAACAGATCCCAACGTGGCACTGACTGCAATGTTGCCTTCACTGATGCCAGTGTTGGCAGTGGCATTGACCTGTATCTTGGTTGGCAATTGCACTGTGGTGCTAGTCCCAATCACGTTGAATATGTTGGCACCTACGTTGGCCACAGCGTTGACTGCTCCGTTGATTAGAACATTAAGATTGCCCATTACATAGTTTGATGCAATGCCTATGTTGGCATTGACATTGCTGCCGGTTAACATACTAGATGTTCCGTTGATCTGCGTTAAATTTTTGGTTTGTGCGGCAATGATTGATCCAGAACCTTCTATAGCCGAACCAGCACTCAATGTCATTGGATCAGCACTGCGGAAAGTTTGACCAGTAAAATTCTGTAATTCTACCGTGGCCACAGTAATGCTTGGACTACCTGTGGCACTGTAATATGGTATTCCTGAAATATAAGTGAAAGTCCCGTCGACATTGCCCACCATGACCACGTTGCTGGTTACCAGAGTAGGTGCAGAATTTAAATTGTCTTTGACCATGCCCACTGTATTGGTATTGCCTGATACTGTGTGTCTCAGTTGGAAATCGTTGTAACCAGTGCCCAAGCTGGCCAGGGTATTGCTGATGGTAGCAGAAAATACCTTGTAAAATCCTGTGGGCACTGCGGCGTTGGCCACATGTAGATCGCGGTCAGCTGACACAATCAATGCGCCTGCTGTGCCCACTGTGTTTCCACTCGTGGTAAATGTCACATTGCCAGCGGCTGTGTTGTTGACAAAGGCAGTCAATGTTCCTGTGGTTGCGGTGTTGGCATTTTGAACCTGTGTGCTGGTCGCAACTGGAGTAGTAGTGGCCACACGAATCACAGATGTACCATTGGCCACAATGTTGCCACCGGTGTTGTCGGCAGCACTGGCCGCTAGTAGCGGACTAGTTCCTTGACTGGCTGTGGTAATGGTCACATTGGTATAACCACTGAGATTGGTTGGTGCAGTAGGATTGTCTAAAATTGTGATATAACTGGTTCTAGTCTGCGTATTGCTCTGTGATATAGTTCCTGGAGTTCCATTGGCCTGTAGTGCTACTGTTTTAGTTCCAGTAGTTGGAGATCCCACTGCTGTTAGATAAGAATGTGTGACGTTGGCAAACGTTATAAGGCCAGTATTGCTGGTAGTATCGCCCCAGGTCCAGTTGAATACATTTCCAGTAAAGGCCACATTGGGCGAGGTATCGTTGCGGAAGTTGAATAAACTTCTATCAAGGCCATTGTAGTCAGTGTATAGATATCCAACCTGTGCGTTGGATGTAAATCCAGTGGCATCAGTCTGTGTGTTACTGGTTCCCACAAAACCAGCTCTGACTTCTGGTTCTAGTGAAATAGTCACATTGCTGGACTTGAATGGGCTGGTGCTGAAGCCGGTATATAGCCAAAGATTTGCCACACGGTTCACTGTGGTTGCAGCATTTTGTTGTGATCCAGTAAGAGAAAAAGTATGTGTAATATTGGCTGCACCAGGATTACCTGCTAGTCCAGTCTGAATATTGATGTTACTGTTGGCTGTGCTGTCGCCCCATTGGAAGTTATACACCTGTTGAGCACCAAAGCTGGCTGTGTTACCAGGACTGCCAGGTGTTTGATTTTGAAAACTTACCACACCGCCCGACGTGGCCAAGTAGTTGATTGTGGTTGCAACATTGGCTGCTACCGCTGGACTCTGTGGTGAATAAACTTTGACATTGGTATTGGCCGATGTGACACTGTAAGGTGGTGCATTACCGGCTGTTTGATTTGTGCCTGTTAAATTGATTCCGTAAATGGCATCTGTGTTGGCAGAGTTAACATAGGTATGACTATTGGTGGTAAAACTATTGCCAGGGTCAACAATATTGCCATCACCATAGTTGATCGAATAAGATGTAGCAAACTGGCTGGTGTTGGTCAGTGTTACACTGCTACCGGTGTCCAGGGTTGTTGGGCTTGCAGTAAATGACGGGATTGGTAACGGTGTAAACAGAGTGATGAAATCAACATTAGTTGATGTGGCCGTTGATCCTTTGGCACCGGCGGCAGCATTGCCACTGTAGGTACCATTGGTGTTGTAGGCCGTGTAAACCACTGTGAATTGTCCACCAAGCACATTGCTATAGGTGTGTGTTGGATTGGCCGAGGTACTGGTATTACCGTCACCAAAATTCCAAAGATAACTGTTGGGGTTACCAATGTAGTGTCCAGTGAATGCCACACTCAGTGGACTTGGTCCTGAAGTTACATTGGCAGTGATATAGACATTACCTACAAATGTATTTCCGGCAATATTTAAACTCACTTGGTTGAGATCATCTATACTGTCTGTGACAAAAGTGTTGGCAGTCCATCCAGGATATGCTACGTTAGTGGTAAGACTACTGTCACTAGGAATTCCCAATGGAATAAGATTGCCTGTTACATTGCCACTGACACTGCTTACCACATGATCTACATAGTATTTTGTTGCGGCATCTTGGTTTTGTACAGGATCAGTTAGATTGTTGATGTAGACATTGCCTACACTGACATTGCCAACATTGGGTATAGTGATATTGCCCACAGTGATATTGCCTGCAACTTGAAGAGCAGTAGACGGGCTACCAGTATTAACACCTATGCGATTATTGCCAACGTCAATGTATAAAACGCTGCCAGAAGTAGAGGTATTGGAGAATGATAGATTGTTGCCATCTCTATAGAGATTGGCCTGAAGCATTTGACCCGCAATACGACTAATTGACATAGATTATCCTGGTGATAAGGTATTTAGCGAGTTTATAAATTGGTTTGAATCACGTTGATCACTGTCAGATCTGGTGGTGCCGAAGTAAATATTATGTCATAACTGCCATTGACTGTGTATGCAGCTGGTGTACTGTTGCCGCCAGGTGTTTGATAAATTGATCCAACAAACACAATAATTTGTGCCGGATCAGACACTTGCTGGGTCATTGTGTATGTTGTGGTAGAACCATCTCCAGTGAAATTATCAACTGTGTAAATTGATCCTGAATTGCTTAACAAATACAACCATTGAGTGCCATCAAAATATTCCACTGCAGGAACTGTGGTGTTGTAACGTATGGTGCCAAAAAATGGGTTTTCTGGGCGGTTGGTAGAAGTTCCTGTAGGTAATACCACTCCGGTGCTGCCAGATTGCAATTGCCGATTTTTGACAAAATATCCCATTATATTGAAGTGTATGAAGTTACCGCAGTCACTGTGTTAGCAGTGGTTATTACCTGTACAAAATCTCCTGTTTCTAACAATAACTTTTCTCCAGCAGCATAAATTTGGTAAGTGTCTCCACTGGCAAGTGGCAAAGAATACAGAATTTGATTACTAGTTGTTGCAGTATCGCCGTTTGGCACCACAAATATGTTGGCAGTCACATTTGCAGCGCCCCAATTGTTTAAACTCAGCCAGGTAATGGCAGTGTTGCTGCCACTGGTGTAAACCGTATTACCAACTACTGTGTTGCTGATTACTTGTGTTGTTATTGACATTTTTGTTCCTTAAAATATGATTGCAAATACAATGGCTGCACTCTTGCTAACCAGTTCGTCATTGACAGAACTTGACAACACGTAAACACCTGTGCCACCTCCTCCAATGGTATTGTTGTAAAGAGCCACTGCATTTGATGGAACGCTGGGTGCAGCGCCAATGTTGCCTAGCACTTCGGTCCCTTGAATTTTTAGCACATTGTTTGCATAATCAAAAGTCAAATTGGCACTGGCACCAAATGAGTTACCTTGATTAAATTGAACTTGTGTGTTGGAACCACCAACCACGACAGTACTTGTGCCAATGTTGGCATAACTTGTTACTGCAGATCCATCTGAGTTTACTGCATTACTAATCTGCCAAGCATTGGCAGCAGTATCAAATCTTAATCCAGCAAAGGTGCTAGGACCTTTTTGTGCTATCAGTCCCATGTCTGTGATATTGCCAGTGTTGTTGGCTGCCACAGTAAAGAAGGCAAAGGTACTAGTAGCTGGTATAGAATAAGTAACATTGCCATTGAACACAGTGTTTGCATTGACCGTGAAAGTGCCCACGCCGTTGTTGACAGTTAGGGTGTAATCACTGTTGGTATTTTTGTAAGCAATAGACATTGGTTATAGATCCTTTTGATTATTTATGCGGTCTACAAAGGTGTCTAATTCATAGTGTTGTAGATTTTTTAATGTTTCAAGCTCAGGTATACGTGCAGTGGTTGGGCCCGCTATTCTATAAAATTGATTTTGTGGATAATCAGTGATAATTTTGGTCAGTTGTTTCGTCCAATTTCCAACAAATGTTGGCGGTGCTCCTGCTGGTTTGTAAAATTCTGTGTTGGCGTAGATATTGTTAAAGTGTTTGTTGAGGTCAGGTCCCATGTCAAAGCCCAGCAGGTAAATTGATCTAGCACCGTTTTGACAGGCAACCGCCACTGCAATTGGACCGGAACTGTATCCATAATACTGTTGTGGTACAGGAAGACCGCCTTGACCAGCTATGGGTTTGCGAGTGTAAAAATTGTTGGTCAACGCATATCCTGTTTTTTGTATTTGTTCAGCAATGGGCTTATCTGTGGCAATTAGCGCATCCGGAGCAAATTCTTTGTAGAGTGCATTACACCCGTAGATTTTCCCACGTTGTTTCAAATACGGTAAACTGATATTCCGTCGGCTTACGCCATTTCCTAATACAAATGCCACAGTCATAAAAAATCCCCACAGTACTTATTGTGGGGATTTTAGAGTTGTTACAAAAATTACGAAGTGTAATTTTCTACAATACCAAGATCGAGTGTACCACCAGCATTTTGCTCACTGCCGTTGGCGCCCCAGGTGGCTGTTTCTGCACCAGATTTGGCAACTGTGCCTTCGTCGGTGAAGAAGTTGGCATCAAGTACCACGTTGTCAACAACCAGATCAGAATCCCAAACATCGCCTACATCAGCATTACCACCTGTGCAACCACCATCAAAGTTCTGCAAGAACTTGTTGGTCAGTTTGCTGACAGCTACTTCTGTGGAATCGCCAAGGAAGTAACTGATACTCATGTTGCCTGCAGAGGGCGATAAATCGCTGGTTAGCACACATGTTCCAACAGCGTTGACACGACCTGTGCCTGTGCTGCCAAGAGCAGCAGTGGCTGTAAAGATTGTGCCAACCTGTGCAGTAGGAGCACCGTAGCTGGCCCAGTCTGTGTCGCCTACCACAGTGATACGGTATGCAAATCCAGATACCAGGGCAGTTCTGGAAGTTATATCAGCTACCATAAATTTACGTGAACCTTTTTGGCGCAAAATAACACCATCTGCTTCAGCAAACCCTGTGACAAACACACGACATTTTACAACTGGATATGTGGTGCTTACATCTGTACCACGTGTACCTCCAACCACACCCAGCCACAGTGGATTAGTGCCGCCGGTTGGATATACCACAGTGGCCACGTCCATTGAAGTTGGTGCTGCAAATGGAGGATATGCCTGATCTATTGGAGTAGATGTAGATGTATTATATTTTTGAATTTTTAGTGGACGTCCCATTTTGTTTTCTCCTTAAAGAAGCCCGATGCGGGTTCTAGCCGCTACGCTGTGGGTGTTGAGTCCCAGCATAAAACGCATGATTGCGTTGACTTGTATTTATGGTGATGTAAATATTTCCACAGTCAGCTAGAAAATTAAATATATCATGGAAACAGAACTACTAATAGCTCACGGTAATCAATGCCGTGAAGACAACAACCCGGAACAGGCATTGGCCTTTTATGCACAGGCATTTACACAAGATCGACGTT